TCAGTTCGGTCTTTTGCCCGGACGATTCCCTGGCATCGGCTGCTGCTCAGCGGCCTGACGAATGCGCCGGCCCCGCTTTGCCCATTTGGGAATGATCACCCTGACCGGGCTGGCCAGCCGGATGCTGGCGAAGATCGGATCGAACCCGGCGCCGACACTGACGAGCTGGTAGATGCCGCGCCGCTCGGAGGGCATTATGCGTTTGAGAAAGCGCCTTCCCTCATGGGTGATGATAACGGCCTCCTCGCCGACCAACGTAGCGAAGCCAGTGTTATAGGGTTCACGGTCGACAACGACCACATCGCCATCATTGTAGCGCGGCATCATCGACTCGCCACGAACGATGAAACCGGCGAGCTCACCAAGCGTCCCCAAAGGCGGCGGCAGCTCGATTTGCTCCAGCCCGTCAAACGGCACCTGCTCGAAGTCGGGATCGACATCTCCGCCGGCACCGACATAGCCCATGACGGGTATCATGTGTCGCTCGGTATCGCGGTCAAGCACCCCCCAATGGAGCGCCAGGCTGCGAATCGCCTCCATCGTGCTCCCGCGCGGCTCCCGCCCCTTGAGGTAGCGGGAAATGTCGTTCTGGCCGACGCCTAACGCCTCGGCAAGTTGCGCCTGGGTCCAGCCGGTCTCACCCAGCAATGCCTTCAATACCGCGGGAACGTCCATGAGGCGGATATACCGGGAGGGATAACGCGGGAACACACCCCAAAGGGATTGACTTTTATCCCTATTGGGATGAAAGTGCCTATCCCTAAAGGGATGGGCGGGCCTCGCATGAACACGATCCAGCATATCCGCTGCAACGTCTTTCGCATGACGCAGGAGGAGTTCGGAGCGCTCGCTGGCGTGCCGCAGAGCGTGGTGAGCCGCTGGGAAAGCGGGCGGATGCAGCCGCGCCTCTCCGTGCTGAGGCGTATCCGAAAAGCCGCCATCGATCGCGGTTTGAAGTGGGATGACCGGTGGTTCTTCGAGGTGGCGGCATGACATCAGCTGTGCCTCGGCTTGGGCGGTTCGTGCCCGGTGGATCGTTGCAAGGCCTCAATAAGCGCGGGCAGGCTGGAGCGGGGAACAATCAGCGACGCCGCCTTGCGGCGGACCTCCCGGCCACCACCGTCGCCCGGTTCGCTGCCCGCATATTCCACATCCTCAGCCCAGCCGATCACACGAACCCAGTCCTCCCATTGCTGGACTGCGAAGTCGGACGCGAACTCGTCGCGGATCGGCGACTCAACAATCGGGGGCGTCTGCCGTCGTTTTGCCATGGACCGAAGCCTGCCACGCGGGCTCTGCGAAGGGCAACGTCTAAAGGCGTGCCGCGCATAGACAGCCCCCCTGTCTATTTCTTCCCACCCCGCCAGCCGATGCGCAGTCTCGCCGGCACGCTGATGGTGTCGGTTCTTCTTCTGGCGACCATTGCCGGCGGGCTTGTCCTCATCATGCAAGGAGCCGCGCAATGAACGCGCCGATCGACCACGCCCGGCTGATCGTTTCGACCACCAGCCCCGACCTCATTCACGGCGCCGTCTGCGAAGTGCTGACCGGCATCTTCCCGACTGTGCGGCCCGAGACGCTGCTTTCGTCGGAGAAGGTGAACCAGACCACCTGGTGGGTGCGGCAGATCGGCATGTTCCTGATGGCAGACCGGCTGCAGCTTTCGCAGACGGCGACGGCCCGGCAATTCGGCCGCGACCGCACCACGGTCAGCCATGCCTGCCAGCTCTGCCGTCAGGAAGCGGCCGAGAGGCCGGCCACCGCCGCATTCTTCGATTTCCTGGAAGCCCAGGTACTGGCAGCGCTCGACGGGGAGACAGCCCGATGAAGCTACAGGACCTGCCGCTCGCCAAGATACTCGTTCCCGCCGACCGCTCCAGGGCGGTGGACGAGGACTATGCCCTCGCCATCCAGACGGAGATCGTCGCCGGCACCTTCATCGACCCGATCCTGGTCCGGCCAACGCCGCGCGCGACGCGCCCATATACCCTGATCGACGGCGCGCACCGGCTGCGCGCCGTCGATCTCAACGGCGAGACGGAAATCACCTGTCTCATCGTCGATGCGAGCAAAGCCGACGCCGACCGGATGGAGGTGGCGGCCAACCTGTTTCGCCACGAGCTCACTGCCCTGGACCGGGCGATCGCAGTGCAGCTGTACAGGCGCGCCTGGGAAGAGAAGTACGGTCTCATCGAGCGGGGCGGCGACCAAAGTGTCAAGTTGACACTTTGCCCTCTGGACACCATCGCCGATGAAGCGGAGCGCGGCTTCGCGGCCACGTGCGCTGAGCGGCTCGGCCTTTCGAAGAGCGCGATCATGCGCGCGCAGCGCATCGCCACCAAGCTGCCCCAGGCGCTAATCACAGCCCTTCGCGCGACCTGCTACGCCGACAACCAGTCCGTTCTGTTGAAGCTGACAGACCTCGACGAGGCCCGGAAGAACGCGATCGCAGATTGGATCGCAGCCGGCAACGACCCGGGCGCGATCGTAGACGAGGCGCTCAACGGCAGTTCGAAGGAACAGTCGCAGCCGTCCATGAAGGCCCGCAACGCTGCGATCAGCAGCCTGCAGCGGCTGGAAGGAACAGCACGCCGGGACGCACTCCTTGAGATCGTGAACCTGTTTCGCGCTGACATCGAATGGGCGCTTGAACAGGTCAGCGCCGGGGGGGGAAGCCTCCAGACCATCGCCAGATCACGATCTTCGAGCTGATCGGGAGCGCTGACCGTTGACCTGCTGCCCCGTACCCGACTGCACCGGCACGCCGCCTCCGCGCTGCGTGTTCTGCCCCGAGTGCTATTTCAAGGTGCCGCCGGCATATGCGCGAGCGATCCACCGCGTGCAATTCGAGTGCGAGCGGGCGCTGGACGACGACCGGCGCCGGTTCCTGCGCAAGCAGCTGCAGGGCTATGTGAGCATCGCGGTGCGCTCCATCCGGGCGCCTCTCGCCGGCGAGGCCGCCGCCTGCCGTGGTGTCCGCCATGGCTAGAAAGAAGCCCGACCCGGCCCAGGGCGATCTCTTCTACGAGCCGGTCTATCCGAGCCGGCGCGCGGCCGACGCGCTCGAACTGAGCGGCTTTCGAGGCCGCCTCAAGCGGGCGATGAGCCGCGCGCTGAAGGAGTGCCCCTACGACCGGTTCGAGGTCGCGGCACGCATGGCGCAGGCGCTCGGCCAGGACAGCTTCTCGAAGGCGATGCTCGACGCCTACACGGCCGAGAGCAAGGAAGGCCATGACATCAGCCTGCACCGCTTCAAGGCGTTCGTGCGGGCGACCGAGCAGACGTGGCTGTGGGATTTCGTCGTCGCGGATGATGGGTTGACCATTCTCGTCGGCGACGAGGCCCGGCTTGCCGAGGCATCGCTGCTCCGCCAGCGCATGAAGGAGCTCGGCGAACAACTGAAGTCGCTGGAATCGCGCCCGGTCGTGCTCAACCGCCGGAGGCGCGCCGAATGACCAGGCGCCGCACCGATTTCCGGGGTCTGCAGGCGCGCCGCGATGCGGCGCTGTCGCGACCCGAGCTCAGACAGGACCGGCGCAAGCCCAGCGAAGAGACGATGCGCCTCGTCGAGGCGGCGGTGAAGGCCGGGCGCGTCACGCGCTGTCCCCCGGCAGGGAGGCGGCAGCGTTGAAGGAGTGGTTCACCGTCGCGGAGATCGTCGCGGCCAGGTCACCCGACCTGCCGGGTACGGTGCGCGGGTTCAATGCCCTCGCGGACGCCCAAGGATGGCGTGCGGACCCCGCGAAGGCCCGCCGGGCGGAACGGCGCGACCGTGGGTGGGAATACCACCTTGCCGCGCTGCCGCCCGGCGCGCAGGCACGCTTGGTCCTCAAGCACGCGACCGCCGACGCACCCGCACCACTGCAAGACGAGGCGTCCAGGGACCGCTGGTCGCGGTTCGAGCAGCTCTCGCAGAAGCAGAAGACCGAAGCGAGAAGGCGCCTCGACGCGCTTGAAGCGATGGAGCGCCACGTGTCGGCGGGCTCCACCGTCACCGCGGCCGCCGCTCTCGCAGCCCGCGCCTCCGACACCTCGTCGGCCACGATCTTCAACTGGCGCAAGGCCGTCGCCGGACTTTCCCGCGCCGACTGGCTCCCGGCGCTGGCGCCCGGCTACAAGGCCACCGCGAGCTTTGCCGACTGTCACCCCGAGGCCTGGGAAACGCTCAAGTCCGCCTATCTGCAACCCGAAGCGCCGAAATTCTCGTCGTGTTATCGCTGGATGTGCGAGGCGGCGGACCGGCACGGCTGGCAGCCGATCCCGTCCGAGCGGTCACTCAGGCGTCGACTTGAGGCCGAAGTGCCGCGCGCCGTCGCCACGCTGGCGCGCAAGGGGCGGGAGAAGGCGAAGACGCTCTATCCGGCCCAGCGCCGCGTACGCAGCCACTTCCACGCCATGCAGGCCGTCAATGCCGATGGGCACAAGCTGGACGTGTTCGTGCGGCTCGATGACGGGCGCGTGACACGCGTCCACCTGGTCGCGCTCCAGGACCTCTATTCCGGGATGATCGTCGCCTGGCGCCTGTCGGAGACCGAGAACAAGGAAGCGGTGCGCCTGGTTATCGGCGACATGGTCGAACGTCACGGCATTCCGGAAAAGTGCTGGCTGGACAACGGCCGCGCCTTCGCCTCGAAATGGATCACAGGCCGGATGTCGAACCGCTACCGGTTCCAGATCCGGGACGAGGACCCGGCCGGCATCCTGACCACGCTCGGCGTCGAAGTCCACTGGACGACGCCCTATCACGGCCAAGCGAAACCGATCGAGCGCGCGTTCCGTGATCTGGCCGACGAAATCGGCCGGCACCCGTTCTGCCACGGGGCCTATACCGGCAACAAGCCGGACGCAAAACCAGAGAACTATGGCAACGCGGCCATTCCGATCGCCGAGTTCCGCCGGTTCGTCTCCACGCGGATAGACGAGCACAACAAACGACCTGGCCGCCGCGCGGCATCGTGCAACGGCCGGTCATTCCGGGACACGTTCAAGGCCAGCATCGAAGACCCGGCGACGATCATCGCCTGGCCGACCGATGCGCAGAGAGCGCTGTGGCTGCTCGCCGCCGAGAAGGTGCGGGCGCAGAAGGGCTCCGGCGAGATTCGCTTCTTCGAAAACATCTACTGGAGCCGCGAACTCAACCAGCATGCAGGCTCGCCTGTCATCGTCCGCTTCGATCCCGAGCGACTGCATGACGCCATCAAGGTCTACACACTCGACGATCGCTTCATTTGCGAGGCCGCCTGCCGGGCGCCGGTCGGCTACGATGACGTGGATTCAGCTCGCTCCAACGCTCGCGACCGGAATGCCTACTCCAAGGCCGTGTCCGACCAGTTGCGGCTCGCCCGAAAGATGTCCGCCGACGAGCTGGCGCGCATCTTCTACGCCGACCGGCCGACACCGGAGGAGAAGCCGATGCCGCCGCGCACCAAGAAGGTCGCCGTGGGCGGCTCGGCCGCGCCGGAACCGGAGCCCGACTACGATTTCGAGGAGGCCTTCAGCCGCGGGCTGAAGCGGCTCTCCGAAGATGCCGACATCATCCCGTTCACGCGCGATCCCTCGACACGATCTGGCTGAGGGAACGCGCCTGAAAAGAAGGCCGGGACGAACCCGGCCTCAAATAACCGGCCCCGAAGGGCCAGCAAAGCAAAGGAAGACATACATGACCGAGAGCTCAAGCACAATCTGGACCCAGGCGGCGGTCGCCCCGAAGGCGGGCGGCGCCGGCCGCAGCGAGGCGGATGTCGCCGACTGGCGGCAGCTGACCAGCCGCACGGCAGCGCTCGCCACCGCCAATGGCTGGAGCAAGGCGGAGGTCGCGCGCCGCTCCGGGATGGCCGAGGGCACCTTCAGCCAGTGGTTTTCCGGCACCTATGCGGGCCGCTTCGACACGCAGAACGAGCGCATCCGGCAGTGGCTCGACACCGCCGAAGAGATGGCGGAGATGGCGCGCGGTATCCCCGCCTCGCCGCCGTTCTTCGAGACGAAGACCTCGCGCGAGATCATGGAGACGCTGCTCTACGCGCAGATGCTGCCCGAGATCGCCGTGATCGTGCTTGGCGCCGGCATGGGCAAGACGACGACGGCGGAGCAGTTCTGCGCGACCCGGCCCCACGCCTACCTGGTGACCATGACGCCGAACACCAGGACGTGTCACGGCATGCTGGTGGAGATCGCCGCCGCGCTCGGCGTCACCCAGCATAATCCGGCCAAGTTGCACCGGGCGATCGGCGAGAGGCTGCAGCGCAACGGGCGGCAGTGCCTGCTCATCATCGACGAGGCGCAGAACCTTGTCGACCAAGCCGTCAACCAGCTGCGCAGCTTCCACGACATCAACGAATGCGGCATCGCGCTGATCGGCAACAAGGAGATCTACGGGCGCTTCGCCGGCCGCTCAGACGGGCCGTCCTACGCGCAGATCAAGCGGCGCATCGGCAAGCGCCTGAACCGCACCCAGCCCTACGCCGAGGATATCGCCGCACAGATCGACGCCTGGGGAGTTCGCGACGAGGAGGCGCGCAAGTTCCTGACCGGGATCGGCCACAAGCCGGGCGCGCTCGGCGAGATCGACAAGACGCTGCGGCTCGCCGGCATCGCGGCTGGCGGCGACTACGAGGCGATCACGGTCAAGCACATCCGCGCCGCCTGGGCGAACCGCGGCGCGGAGGAGTGAACCATGGCCAAGACAATGTCCCTCGCACTGTCGGACGGGCTGTTCGAGCTCAGGCGCAATCTCAAGGACGCCTTTCCCTCCGGCGGCATCGTGCTCGACGACGACCAGGCCGAGACGCTTGTCCGGCTCTTGAAGGAGCTCGGCGTCATGGCGCGCCAGCTCGAAAACGAGGTCAGCCGCCATCGCTGGAACGCGATGGCCAAGGAGGACCGCGCCGCCGAGGAGCAGCGCCTGACCGAGGCCGTGCTCGCCGAGATCGCGCGGCCCGACACCAACCTGCAGCTCTTCCCGATCGTGCCGCGGCCGTTCGGAGACGGGAGGCAGCCGGCATGAACACCTGTCCCCATTGCGGCAGGCACACCGACCGGCCCGCGCTGAAGGTCTTTCCGGCCGGCCGGTTCGTGCGGCGCGGCGACCGCGTCGTGCGCCTCGGGGTTCGCGAGCTGGTGGTGTTCCAAGTGCTGCGCGCGGCCGCCCCCATGCCCGTGGCCGTCGACGATCTGCAGAAGGTCGTTTCCGTCGCCCGGCCGGCGCGGGTGATCGTCCACGCGCTGCGACGCAAGCTGCCGCGGGTCGGCGCCGACATCGAGACCTGCGGCCGCGGCTTCTACCGGCTGGTGGAGCGGCGCAAATGATATCCCTGCGCGAAATCACCAGCATCGTCGCGATGGCGGGCGGCATCGAGCCCAACGAGCTGATCGGCGTCGGACAGTCCCACCATGCCGCGAAGATGCGCGCGATGGCCTTCTGGCTGGCCTACCGCCATGTGGGCCTCAGCTCCACCGTCATCGGCCGGCATTTCGGGGACCGCGACCACGCGACCGTGCTGACGGCGCTGAAATCCTTCGAGGCCGAGCTGAAGACGGACGCGGAGCTTAAGGCCAGCGCCGACAGGCTGCTCAAGGTGGTCGAGTGGAAGGCCTACGCGGCGGCGGACGGCGAGCGTGACGCGCTCGGCATCGCCCGCTCCATCTATCTCGATCCGCGCCGTGCCGGGCTGGCCGCCAGCGTGATCGACATCCACGCGCTCGCCCGAACCTTCCTGGCCGTCTGGGACATCGCCCAGGCCGGTGAGCGCCTAGCCGAGCTCCAGGCGCGCCATCACGCCACCGACTGCTTCGTGGAGGCGGACGAAATCGACCGCGAGATGCGCGCGCTCGCCCGCGCCATCCGCGAGGAAATGGCCGCGCTCTGCGGCGACGCGGAAACAAACACAGCCAAACAGGAGACGAACAATGCAGACGCAGACCATTGATACTCAGAGGGACGACGGGATCACCGTCATCGAGGGCAAGGCATACCGCCAGGACGCCAAGGGCGCGCTGGTGCCCACCGAGCTGGTGAAGCCGCAGCACGCTCTCGAAGACGAGACGGTGCGCAAGATCATCGGCTACGCCCGTGAGCTGTCGGCGCAGATCGCCCGCTTCCGCGGCCACACCATGACGGACCTGGGTGAGTTCGACGCTTTGCTCGACCAGGAGTATGGCGGCCGCGCGCGGGCGTCCATCAAGGGCAACCGCAGCTACCAGACCTTCGACGGCTGCCTGAAGGTCCAGGTCCAGGTGTCCGATTTCATCGACTTCGGTCCGGAACTGCAGACGGCGAAGGTGCTGATCGACGAGTGCCTCAACGAATGGACGGCCGAGAGCCGCGCGGAGATCAGGGCCGTCGTCACCCGCGCCTTCGACACCGACAAGGCCGGCAAGATCAACCGCTCGGAGATCTTCACGCTGCTGCGCCTCGACATCGAGGACGAGCGCTGGAAGCGGGCGCAGGCCGCGATCCGCGATGCCATGCGGGTGGTCGGCTCCCGCGAGTACATCCGCTTCTACGAGCGCGACCATCCGAAGGCCGAATGGCGCCCGATCACCATCGACCTGGCCAAGGCGTGAGGAGGCGGTGATGGCGAAGCGCAATCGCAGCCGCTCGGGCGCCGACACCGAGTGCCCGTACTGCCACCGCAAGCTGCGCGGGCAGAAGGGCCTGAAGTCGCATCTGGCCGAGGTCCACGCCGACAAGGCCGACGACGTCTTCAACCCGCATGGCAGCGGCCCAGTGCCGATCGAGCCGCGGGAAGACGCGGAAACTTGTATCGCCTGCGCCGTGCCGTTCAAGGCAGGCGACAAGGTCTATTCCGATGTCAATGGCGGATGCCTCCACGCCGCCTGCTGCGGGCCGGAACGCGAGAGCTATGTCGGCGCGGACGGGGAGCCGCTGCGCGAAGGGGAGCCGATCCCAGAGCCTTGGACGTGGGAGGGTTGAGCCGTGCCGGTTGCCAAGGAGACGCTCGGCTACCCCAGCCGGACGGACGCCGTTCTGGCGTTGCGCGCACAGGGATTGAAGCCCGCAATCGTTGCGCAGCGGATCGGCATCCCGGTGAAGACCGTCGCCGCGCTAGAGGCATCCGCCAACCGCCGCGGTACAGGGAGCAAGCGCCCGCTCGCCACAATCGAGATCACCGTCGACATCCGCGAGCAACTGCGGCCGCATGCCCGCCGTCGCGACACAACGGTCGAGCTGCTCGCGACACGCATCCTTCAGACGGTGGCTTTCGCGGAGCTGGTCGACGCGGTCCTCGATGACGCAGAGGAGCTGAAGCAGTGAGCACGATCGATCTCAACCTCAGCGAAGGTGAACTGGAGACGGCCGTCCTGGACGCATTGGCTGACGAAGACGAGGACATCGACGTGGGCCAGGCCCTTGCCGTGCTGGTTTATGTCGTCGCCGGTCTCTGCTGTTGCGGCACCACGCTTTCGCCAGACACGCTCGCCTCCCAATTCGCGGTCGCACTGCGAGAGCAGGTCGCCGGCCACGACGACGAGCCGAGGATGCTGTCATGAGAGCGCTCGCCACCATCCATGTCGGGCTGAAGCAGCTCGGCATCGAGGACGAGGACGCGCGCGACCTCTATGAGCGCCAGACCGGCAAGCGCTCGCTGCGCGCCATGTCTGCGGCCGAGCACGACGCCGTCATCGGCGAGCTGCGGCGGCTGGGCTTCACAAAGGCCTCGAACGGCTCTCGAAAGCGGCTCGAGGGGCGCTTCGCCAAGAAGCTGCAGGCGCTGTGGATCGCGGCCTGGAATCTCGGACTGGTGCGCAACCGCGCCGACGAGGCGCTGATCGCCTTCGTGAAGCGCCAGACGGGCATCGACCATGTCCGTTTCGTCCGCCACCCGGAAGATGCCGCGCGCGCGATCGAGGCGCTGAAGGCCTGGATGGCGCGCGACGGCGGCGTCGAGTGGGGCCGCTCCAACGGCTACGAGTTCCTGAAGCATGACGCCGGCAAGATCGCCTGGGCGCAGTTCTGCGCGATCGTCCCCGGCGCGACGCTGATGGGCAATCGCGACGGCTTCCACCGGATGGTCGGCCAGGCGCTCGGCCGCGACCTGCCGCTCGCCGGCCTGGGCGCGCTGGCGCCCGAGGACTGGCGCATCGTGATGAACGCCTTCGGCGCGCGCATCAGGAAGGAACGGGGGTGATGGTCGCCTACAGCTTCGCACCCGAGTTCCGGCCGCAGGTCGCCGCCCTCATCAAGCGGCAGACCGTGCGCGCCCACCGCAAGCGCCATGCCCGGCCGGGCGAACCGGTTCAGCTCTATGCGGGCATGCGCACGAAGCACTGCCGCAAGCTGGTCGACACCGACCCGCTCTGCACGGCCGTGCGGCCGATCGAGATCCATCTCAACAACCTGATCGACGAGCTGGTCGCATCGATCGCCATCGACGGCCGGCCGCTCAACCGGGACGAGATTGAAGCCTTCGCCGTCGCGGACGGCTTCTCGCCCGAGGTCTTCGAATGGTCCGATACCCGACGCCGTGCGCTCGGCCGCGACCTCCAGGCACTGAGGACCGCGCGCGCCAATATGGGACTCTTCTGGCTGCTCACCCATGGCGAGTGCCGGTTCGAGGGCGTCGTCGTCACCTGGGAGCCGGCGCCATGAGCCGGCGTTCCTTCTCGCCCCGCGACCGGCGCCGCCGGGCCGCGCCGCCGGACATGGCGGTCGTGCCGATCGGCGTCTCCGACCACGCCCTCGTGCGCTACCTGGAACGCGTCCTCGACATCGACATGGAACGGCTGCGCACCGAAATCGGCATCGCCTGCGCGCGTCACCAGGGCGCGCCCTGCGTCAAGGCGGGCGGTGCCCGCTTCATGATCAGGCACGGCGTGGTGGTGACCGTCATCGACGACCGCACCGTGCCGATGTTCCCGATGCTGGCCGACCTTGCGCGCGGAGGCCGGGACGAATGAACGCGCGGCCGAAGCTCGACGGCAAGGCCCTGAAGGTGCCCGCGCACCTGCAGGGCTATGTCGACGTGCTCGGCATCGACGGCGCCGTCGAGTTCCTGCTCGCCTTCGGCGGCGGCTACGCCTACCTCTCGCTCAGCCCGACCGAAGACTCGCCGGTCGCCAGGGTGATCGGCCAGGACAAGACCGCGCAGCTCGCCCGGCGCGTCGGCGACGGTTCGCTGCGCGTCCCCACCGGCAAGCCCTTTATCGCGGCCGCGCTTCGTGCCAAAGGTGAAGGCGCGACGGCGATCGCGCGGCGGCTCCACGTCTCCGACGTTGCCGTGCGCCGCTGGGTCGGCGCGATGGACGACGGCAACCAGCTCTCCCTTTTCCCAGGCGACTAGGCCACACACCGTTTCGGCTATTTTTGCGGTGCCGAAGCGGCGACTCTGCCCGTCAACGAAACGGCCGGGAGATTTCCCCGGCCGCATTCACAGGCGGAGCCGACAATGCCAGCCACCTCCATGTCCGCGAAGGGCCGCGCCTTTCTGAGGTCGCACGAGGGCGACGTCCTCAAGGCGTATCGCTGCCCGGCCGGCAGGTGGACCATCGGCGTCGGGCTGACCGCCGCCAGCGGCGTGGTGACGCCGAAAGCCGGCATGGTGATCACCAGGGCGCAGTCCGACCAGCTGCTGGCTCGGGCGCTGGAGCGCAACTACGAGCCGCGCGTCCGCCAGGCGATGCCCGGCGCCACCGCCTACGAGTTCGACGGCGGCACATCCTTCGACTTCAACACCGGCCGCATCCACAATGCCGGCTGGGTGCGGCTGTGGCGCGACAGCGCGCCGGCGAAGGCGATCCGGGCGAGCCTCGGCCAGTGGCGCAAGGGCGGCGGCAAGGTGCTGCCCGGCCTGGAGCGCCGCCGCGACGAGGAAGCCGACGTCATCCTGCTCAACCGGTATCCGTCGCACATCAAGGTCGTTGAGACGGCCCCGGAGCCGGCGACCGGCCGCATGGCCCGCTTCGTGGTTTCGGTGACCGTCGACGAGATCGCCGCCATCCGCGACGGGTTCCGCAAGGTGGGATTCGATCCCGGCCCGATGGAGAACGCGGTCCTGCGCGAAGCCGTGACGGGCTTCCAGGCGAAATACGACCTCACGGTCGACGGGCTGATCGGCCGCGCCACGCTGTCTGCGCTGCAGCGCGAACTCGACGCGCGCTCGAAGGGCGCGGCCACGGCCGTGACCGGCGGCGGTGGCGGCGCCGCGGCTGGCGGCAACGAGGCAGTCAATCCGGCGGCCTCGGACCTGCCCGTCGGCGACCCTTGGGTGACGACGGTCGGCGTCGTCGTTCTTGTCGCGGCGGCCATCTACGGCTGCTGGCTCGCCTGGCGATACCGGGACGTGATCGCGGCGAAGATGCAGAAGGTTGCGCCCGGCCTCGCCAACTGGCTGCGGAGCTTCTGAGATGGGAAGCTTCGCCCGCCAGCTGGTCCTCATCTTCCTGCTACACATCCTGGTCGTGCTCGTCGGACTCGGCTTCGGCATGCGCGCCGGCTGGGCGATGGAGTTCTGCTTCGAGGACGCCGACGGCATCATCGCCGCTCTCGCCGGCCGCTATGGCGAGGCCGACATGGGGGGGGCAGGTAAGCCCAACCACGATCCTGCGCATCTTCGCCTCCCCGGATGGCCGCACCTTCACCATCATGCGCATGGCGACCGACGGGTCGGCCTGCATCATCGCGTCGGGCACGAATCTCGAATTCGCGCCGCCGCGACTTCCTCACCCCGACGAAAAGGAAAGCTGACATGGACATAAACGCGATTCTCTTTGGGCTCGTCGTCGTGGACGCGACCGCGATCATGCTGCTCGGCCTGGTCTGCGCGATCATGATCCTGCTCGGGCTCAAAGCCGACTGGTTCTGGGACCGCGTGCCCAACGCGACGATCGTCCTGGTTCTGACCAGTGCCGGCGGCGGGGCGCTCCTGTGGGGCGCCGGCTACCTGTTCGGCGGCTGACCATGAGCGCGATCGGAGCCATTCTCGTCGGGGTCGCCAGCAAGGTCGGCGCCACACTGGTGAAGGACGTGCTTCACCGCAATCTCGGCGGCGCGGCCGGAGAGGCCGGTGGCGCGCTCGTCGACAGCGTGATCGGTCGGATCGCGGAAAAGGCTGGCGTGACGCCCGATAAGCTGCCGGACCTGCCGGAAAAGGAGCTTGAGGACGCCGTGACCGCGACCGAGCCGGACATGCCGGAACTGATCCTCGCCCAGGTCGAGAGCCAGAAGGAGGCGAACCGGCTCCAGCTGGCAGAGATGGACGACAAGCACCGCCCGGCCTGGACCTGGACCTGGCGGCCGGCAACGATGTGGATGATCGGCTTCATGTGGCTGTGGAGCCTGGTTGTCGTGCCGCTCGTAAACGCCGTCGCCGGGTCGGACATCCCGATCCACCTCGACAAGCTGGTCTGGCTGACGGTCACCTATCTTGCCCTCTACATGGGCGGCCACACGATCAAGGCGGGCCTGGCGACCTGGAAGGGCCGCCCGGCATGATCGAGGCCGGCCAGCCATTCATATTCGACGAGACGGGCGGTGCTAGAGGCCCCCTTCGTCTCGCAACGATACCCATCGCTCCTTCGCCATCTGCGCGATGTTGGTCACGACGGATTGCGAGACTTGCGAAACGCCTGCGGGCCTGGGCTGCCCGTCCGGGGTCGTCGCATCGTTGAGTTCCGTGATGACCGCGTTCCGATACCGCTCGATCCAGTCGCCGCCCTCGGCTCCCTTCATGCGGGCAATCTCGACCAGCACGCGCTGCGTCATCACCATTTGCGCCTGCAGCACGCCGTTGATGAAGTCCTCTGTCGTCGGCATCGACACCTCCTCACTTTGGCTCGGCAGCCTAGCCCGCCTTGCGGAGGTGTCACAATGAACTTCTCCAATGCCGCCTTCGACCAGGCCGACCGGCTCGCCGAGGGCGAGCGCGAGGCCGGCATAGCGAAAGCGCGCGCCGAAGCGGCGCGCCTTTCGGCCGTGAACGATGACGGGCCGCTGGTGTGCGACTGCGGCGAACCCATTCCCGAGGCCAGGCGCCGCGCGGTGCCCGGCACCGACAAATGCTTCGACTGCGCGTCGCTGGCAGAAAGGAGACGCGCCTGATGGACCTGGAACCGATTTTGCCCTGGCTCGGCGCGATCGCGCTCATCGTGACGCTTGTCAAGACGGTCTACGATCTCTTGACACGCGGCTCCGACGACAACGCGGAGGAGCTGAAAAAGCTCGGCGACAAAATCACCGACCACGACCGGCGCATCCAGCAGGTCGAGAACGAGCTGAAGCACCTGCCCGACCAGAAGGCGGTCCACGACCTAGCCCTGGCGCTGAAGGACATGCAGGCGGAGATCGTCAAGATCGCGTCCTCGGCCGAGCAGTCGGCGCGCACGTCGAAACGCATCGAAGACTACCTGATGTCGCAGAAGAAGGGCGGCGGCTGACATGGACTATCCCGCATTCGCCGAAATGGACGCGCGCCTGGTCATCCTCCGGGCGCTTCATCTTCAGACCGACGGCCGGCTCAACGAGACGCTGCTGACGGCGGAGCTCGACCGCTTCGGCCATCGCCGCTCGCGGGAATGGGTCCGCACCCAGCTCAACAAGCTTGCCGAGCTCGGCGCGCTGAAGGTGACGGAGGCCGGCACGGTCATGATCGCCTCGATCACGCGCTCGGGCGTCGACCATGTCGAGCGGCGCTCGGTCATCGAGGGGATCGCCCGCCCTTCGCCGGAGGCGTGACATGGCCCCTTCGATCGGCTCAGGACGCAAGGGCCGCGGCCGGCTCTCGGCGATAGAGCTGCTGCCGCCGGAGGCCGACCAGATCATCGCCTGGGCAGCGGAAGCGCTGCGCGACCGCGAGCGCACCCAGACGGATATCTACGAGGAGTTCTACACCAGGCTCGAAGCGCTGCAGCGCGAGCACCGCGGCGAGCTTGAGTTCGCGATCCCGTCACGCTCGGCCTTCAACCGCTACTCGATCAAGCTTGCGACGCTGACCCGGCGCATGGAGGAGACGCGCGAGATTGCAGGCGCGATCGCCAGGCGCTACGACGCCGAAGCCTCCGACGACCTGACGCTGATCGCGGCCGAGGCGATCAAGACGCTGGTCTTCGAGGTGGTGACGGCCGCCGGCGAGCACGGCGTCGATCCCAAGGGCGCCATGCAGCTGGCCACCGCGCTGCGCGCCGCCGCCCAGGCCCAGGGCGTGTCGACGGCGCGGCGGGTGAAGGTGGAGAAGGAGTTCGCCAAGGACGTCGACGACGCGCTGACCAAGGTCGCCAAGGTGAAGGGTATGACGGCCGACACCGTCGAGGCGATCAAGGAACAGATCCTCGGGGTGCGGAAGTGACGGAGCTAAGCGGGACGAAGGAACCTGCCTGGCCGGCCGTGCTGAGCTGCCAGCTCGCAGAAGTGCCGGTGAGCTTCGGCGCTCGTGCCGAAAACCTGTTCCGGCTCCTCGATGAGGCCGTCGGTGGTTGTCATGCTGTATCGAAGTGCAAAGCCATCGTCGCGACGCTCGACGGTGGCATCCACTCCAGGGAGCCTATCCTCAGGCACAAAAACCCAGAATGTCATCGTTTGATCCTCCACATCTCACGGAGGGTCAGTCTAGCATGACCGCGCCGATCACCCAGGCCGATTGGGAGAAGCTGCGGCGCGAGGCGACCAGGGCGCTGCCCGACGTCGTCGCGGAGCTCGGCCTGCCCAATGTGTTGCTCGAATACCAGGGCGATTCGGTTCGCGCTCTCGAAAGCGGCACCGCGCTGCTGGTCATCGAGAAGAGCCGCCGCATCGGCCTGACCTGGGGCCTTGCCTCCTATGCCGTGCTGCGCGCCGGCCGGTCGCGCCAGGCGGGCGGCATGGACGCCATGTATATCTCCTATTCCCAGGAGATGACGCGCGAGTTCATCGACGCCTGCGCGATGTGGGCGCGCGCCTTCAACCAGGCGGCGCTCGCGGTCGAGGAGTTCCTGTTCGACGACGGCGACAAGGATGGCGACCGCTCGATCCAGGCCTTCCGCATCCGTTTCGCCTCGGGGTTCGAGATCCTCGCGCTTTCGTCGGCGCCGCGCTCGCTTCGCGGCAAGCAGGGCCTCGTCATCATCGACGAGGCGGCCTTCGTCGACAATCTGAAGGAGCTGCTCAAGGCGGCGCTCGCCTTCCTGATGTGGGGCGGACAGGTCGTCGTCTGCTCGACCCACAACGGCGTCGACAACGAGTTCAACGTGCTGGTCCAGGACATCAAGGGCGAGCGCCGCAAGGGCGAGCATCTCAGGATCGACTTCGACGAGGCGCTGAGCCAAGGCCTCTATCAGCGCATCTGCCTGGTCACCGGGGCGGAATGGTCGCCGGCGGCCGAGGCGAAATGGCGACAGGACATCATCGACTTCTACGCCGACGGTGCCGACGAGGAGCTGTTCTGCATCCCGGCCCAGGGCTCGGGAACCTGGCTGACCGCGCCGCTGATCGAGGCGCGCATGACGCTCACGCCCGACGAGGCGCCGATCGTTCGCATCGAGCTGCCCGACGATTTCCTGCACCGGCCGAAGGTCGAGCGCGAGCACCTGCTGGCGCCGCACCTGGACGCCGTCCGCGAGGCGGTCGAGAAGCTGGACGAGCGCAACCTGCATGCGCTGGGCTACGACCCCGCGCGCGTTGCCGACCCCGCGATCATCGAGCTGCTCTCGATCGACCAGGTCCTCAAGCGCCGCTCCGTGCTGACCGTCGAGATGCGCAAGGTGCCCTTCGACGAACAGAAGCGCATCGCCGGCCTCGTCCTGGAGGGCGCGCCGCGGATGATCGGCGCGGCGATCGACGCCACCGGCATGGGCATGAACCTGGCCGAGGACCTCGGTCGTGCGTTCGGGCTGCGCGAGGAGGAGGACGGCGCCGGCTTGGTATGGGCGGTCAAGCTGTCGCCCGCCTGGTACAACGAGCACTTCCCGCCGCTGAAGACCGCCTTCGAAGACGACATGATCGAGCTGGCGCGGGATGCCGAGCACCTGTCGGACCTTCGCCTTGTGAAGATCATCCGCGGCATTCCGCGCATCCCCGACCAGCGCGAGGGCGAGACCGGCAAGAAGCGCCACGGCGACTTCGCGGTGGCGCTCGGCCTGGCGCATTTCGCTTCCCGCATGCAGTGGCACGAATACGGCTACGAGCCGGTGGCGCCGAAACGGTCGCGGTTCGAGGAACCGGCCGAGCGGGACGGCCGGATGCGCGATTACGCAGACGAGCGCCGCTCGGGCTTCCGCATGGCCTCCCTGCGGCGCTCTGGAGGACTTCCCTGATGGCTTTCACTTGGTACGACGCATTCGGCCGGCCCGTCGAAATGCGGGCGCTCAAGAACGAGCAGGCGGCTCCCACCATGCAGTCGGTGCGCCGTCACGATGCGCTGCACCCGGCGGCCGGACTGACGCCCGGCCGGCTGGCGCGCATCCTGCGCGATTCCATCGACGGCGATCCGGAGAACTACCTGGCGCTGGCCGAGGACATGGAGGAGCGCGACAATCACTATGCCGGCGTGCTCGGTATCCGCAAACGGCAGGTGGCCGGGCTGGAAATCACGGTGGAAGCGGCGGGCGACGACGCGAAGTCGCAGGCGGCCGCCGATCTCATCCGCGAAGTCATCGGGCGGGACGGGTTCGAGGACGAGCTGATCGACATCCTCGACGCGATCGGCAAGGGCTTCTCCTGTTCCGAGATCATCTGGGAGACGTCGGAACGGGACTGGCGGCCGCGGGCGATCAAATGGCGCGACCCGCGCTGGTTCCGCTTCGACCGGGTCGACGGAGAGACGCCGCTGCTGCGCGGCATGGGCGGCGACGAACCGCTGTGGCCCTACAAGTGGATTTTCCATTCCGCCAAGGTGAAGTCCGGCCTGCCGATCCGTGGCGGCATCGCCAGGGCGGCCGCGTGGTCGTTCCTGTTCAAGTCGTTCAACGGCAAGGACTGGGCAATCTTCTGCGAGGCCTACGGCCAGCCGCTGAGGCTCGGCAAATACGGCGCCGGCGCAACCGAGAAGGACAAGGAAATCCTGCTCGACGCCGTTGCCAATATCGGCACCGACTATGCGGCGATCGTCCCGCAGTCGATGGCGGTGGAGATCGTGGAGTCCAAGGTCAGCGGCAATCACGAGCTATACGAAAAGCGCTCGGAGTTCCTCGACCGGCAGGTCTCCAAGGTGGTGCTCGGCCAGACCGCCACCACCGACGCGATCGCCGGCGGCTACGCGGTCGGCAAGACGCACGACAATGTCCGCGACGACATCGAGCGCGCCGATGCCAGGCAGCTCGCGGCCGTGCTCAACCGCGACCTGGTGCGGCCGACGGTGGACCTCAACATGGGGCCGCAGCAGGCCTACCCGCGCGTGCGCATCGGGCGTCCAGAACAGGTCGATGCCGTCAAGTTCATGGCGGCGGTCGAGAAATTCGTGAAGGTGGGCGGCAAGGTCGGCATGTCGACCGTGCGCGACAAGATCGGCCTGCCCGACCCCGAGGAGGGTGAGGAGCTGCTCGGCGCGCCCGCGACCGAGAAGCCGAAAGCGAAACCGGCGCCTGGGCGCAAGCCCGAACCCGAGGAGACACCGGAGATCGACCGGACCGAGGGCGCGGCTCGTGACGGCCACGGCCATCGCGACGCGATCGACGATGCCGCCGACGAGGCGGCGCGCGAATGGGAGCCGCTGGTCGGGCCGATGATCGCCGGGCTGGAGGACAAGATCGCCGCCGCCAAATCGCTTGAGGAAGTCGAGGACATCCTGGCGGAGCGCTTCGTCGACATGGATGTGTCGGAGATGCAGACGATGCTGGCCCGTGCCGCGTTCGCGGCGCGCGCCTCCGGTGAAGCGGACGAGGATCTGTGACGGCCGTCCTCGAACCGGTCCCGCCGCGCGAGGCGATTGCCGCGCTCCTGTCGCGGGGTGCACGGCTCGATCCGTCCTTCTCTTGGCTCGACGTGTGGCAGGAGGAGCATGCCCGCGCCTTCACCGTCGCCAAATCGGCCGGCTACGACATCCTGGCCGATATCCACGCCGCCCTGGTGAAGGCGCTGGAGGAAGGGCGCACGCTGCGCGACTTCGCCAAGGATCTGCGGCCGATCCTGGAGGACAAGGGCTGGTGGGGCCGCAAGGAAGCGACCGATCCCCTGACAGGCGAGCGCCGGCCGGTCCGGCTCGGATCGTCGAGACGGCTTCAAACCATCTTCGAGACCAATATGAGGGTCTCCTACGCGGCCGGCCACTGGGCGCGGTTCGAGCGCCACAAGGCCACCCGGCCGTTCCTGCGCTATGTCGCGATCCTGGACGAGCGGACGCGGCCGCATCATCGCCGGATGCACAATCTGGTGTTGCCGGTCGACCACCCGTTCTGGAACGAATGGGCTCCGCCGAACGGCTGGGGGTGCCGCTGCACCCTGCAGCAGCTGTCGCAGCGCGACGTCGACCGGCTGGTCGCGGAGGGCGAGGAGCTCTTCTTCGAGCCGCCGGAGATCACGACCAGGCGCTACGTGAACCGGCGCACCGGCGAGGTCTCGGACGTGCCGGACGGGATCGATCCCGGCTGGGCCTACAATCCGGGGGCGGAAGGCTATCGGACGACCGAGGAACGGCTGAGGCGCAAGATCGACGCCGGCCTGCGCTTCGACGCGGGCGGTCCATGACCAGGTGACGGGCAGCCGGGTCGATTCCCGGGAGGCGGGCCTGAGATTGGCGTCCTGGACCCGCCCGACAGCAGCACTGCTTAACCGTCCCGCCCGCTGCCCCTAGGGGCAAGCGGAACGTGGCAGATTAACTCGCAGGCGGAAATGGATTCCGGAACTCAATTCACAGCCGTTCGCCCCGTGCGGCCGGTCGCGGGCTATGTCGGCGGCAAGCGGCGCCTGGCCGCGACGCTGATCGAGCGCATCGCGGCGGTGCCGCACAGGACCTATGCCGAGCCCTTCGTCGGCATGGGCGGGGTGTTCTTCCGCCGCAGGCTCGTTCCGCCCGTGGAGGTGATCAACGATCGCAATGGCGAGGTCGCCAACCTGTTTCGTATCCTGCAGCGGCACTATCCGCAATTCATGGACACGCTGCGCTTCCAGATCACGTCGCGGCGGGAGTTCGAGCGTCTGAAGGCGAGCGACCCGTCGACGCTGACGGATCTCGAACGCGCCGGCCGGTTCCTCTATCTGCAGCGCACGGCCTTCGGCGGCAAGGTGGCCGGCCAGAATTTCGGCGTCGATCCGCACTCGGCCGGCGGCTTCAATCTGACGCGGCTGGCGCCGCTCCTGGAGGAAGCGCATGAGCGGCTCGCCGGGGTCGTGATCGAAAACCTGGACTGGCCGGACTTCATCGACCGCTATGACCGGCCGGAGACGCTGTTCTATCTCGATCCGCCCTATTGGGGCTCGGAAGGCGACTACGGCAAGGCGCTCTTTTCCCGAGACCAGTTCGTCCTGCTCTCCGAGCGTCTCCGGGCATTGCGCGGCCGCTTCATCCTGTCGATCAACGACGTGCCGGAGATCCGCGAGCTGTTTGCCTGGGCGGCGGCGATGGAGGCGGTCGAGCTGCTCTACTCGATCACCGGCGGCAAGGGCACGCCGGCGCGAGAACTGATCATTTCCGGCCGCGCCGGGTGAGATCGGTGACCGGTACGGTGAGCGCGTGATGGATGAAGGCGAGATTTCTGTCTGGTCTGCCGGCCGCCCGGCAGGGCGCGCAATAGAACAGCCGCTGCAGGTCGGACCTGAGCACGCGCTTCCCCATGCCGTAACGCCGCGCGAGTTGGACAAGGTTCACCCGGCCGGGGTGCCGGCACCGCTGGTCGCTGCACTCGACGGTGACCTCGGTCCCGGTCGCCAGCAACATGCCCACGGTGTCGAGGCGAAGCGGATATGTGACTTCTGGTATGGCGAACGGTTCGGCCACGAGGCGATCTCCATCAGGTAACGATCGCCGCTCGGCGTCTGGTCTAGGGGAGCGGCCGCGGCCGCGTCAACCGTCGCGCTCAATCGCCCCCTGAAATAGAAGCCCGCACAGCGCGCTTGTCGCCTCGGAGGGCCTCGGATACCATCTGACTCGCTCTCGCGCGTTCTAGGGGCCTTGAACGCCTGTGAATCGACCGGCATTTCCCGGCCGGACGTCCGCTGAAGCCCCCTCGCGCCTCACTGCCCCCGGACCGGCCATAGCCGCACACCGTTGTGACTAGTTTCGCGGGCGTGCAATCGGCGACTCTCCGCGCCGATGAAAACCGCTTCGCTCATTGCTTCGGCCGCCGTCTCCGCGCACGCCTCCGACCTTTCCTCGGCGGCGCTGGCGACGCACGCCGCCGAACTGTCGGCAGCCGATGCCGGCGGCACCTGGCTGCAGCTCGTCCCGGCCGGCACGTTCTCCGGACGCGACGGCCGCGGCCCGTTCACCACGGGCGACAAGGCCGAGATGGAGAAGATCGTCGCCACGACGAAGCGCTACCGCGGCCCCACCGACCTGGCGATCGACTACGACCACCAGAGCATGTTCGGCGCCGTGCCCGGCGTGGGCGGCGTGGCGCCGGCGGCCGGCTGGGTGAAGGAGCTAGAGGTCCGCGACGACGGCATCTGGGGCCGGGTCGAATGGACGGCGCGCGCCGCCAACGCGATCCGCTCGGGCGAGTACCGCTACCTGTCGCCGGTCTTCCTGCACACCAAGGCCGGCAAGGTGCTGCTGATCCGCAACGCCGGGCTCACCAACGACCCGAACTTCAACCTCGCCCAGGTCGCGGCGAGCACCGAACTCAACGACCTCAACGATGAAGGTGACACGATGGACAAGATTATCGCCGCCCTGGGGCTCAAGCAGGACGCCGGGGAGGACCAGGTTCTGGCCGCCGTCAATGCGCTCAAGTCGAACACGACCGCGATCGCGAAGGCGCTGGGCCTGAAGGACGACGCCAAACACGAGGAGGTTCTCGAGGCCATCAACGCAGCGGCCGCGCCGGACGAGGACCGCAAGAAGGTAGCCGCCGCCGCCGGCCTCAAGGAAGACGCCACCGTCGACGAGATCGTCACCGCGATCGGCTCCTTCGCCAAGGACGGCAAGCCCGACCCGGCGAAGTTCGTTCCCATTGAACAGGTCACCGCGCTGCAGAACGACGTGAAGTCGATGCGCGAGGAGATGACCGCGGGCAAGGCCGAAGAGGCCGTCAACAGCGCCATCAAGGACGGCAAGCTTGCGCCGGCGCTGAAGGACTGGGGCATGGACCTGGCGAAGCGGGACATCAAGCAGTTCGAGACCTTCGTCGGCTCCGCCCCGAAGCTCACCAGCCAGCAGCTCACCGAGCCGAACAAGAGCAAGGACGCCGCGCCGGCGCTGGACGAGGCGCAGCTGGCGGTCTGCCGGCAGCTCGGCCTCGATCCGAAGGATTTCGCCGAGACCCTCAAGGAAGACGAACAGGCCGCGGACTGAGTTCAGCCGCCGCCCAGCCACCGTAGCAAGGAACCGCACCGATGACCGCACTTACCAAGGACCGCAACACGCCCGAGGCTGCCGGCGATATCGAGGAGTATCCCGTCCTCGCCGCCACGACCTGTTACGCTGGCGGGCTTGCGGTGCTGGACTCCTCCGGCTGGGTCAAGCCCGGCGTCACCGCCTCCGGCCTGATCGCCGTCGGCCGCTTCGAGGCCCGCGCCGACAATTCGGACGGCGCCAACGGGGCCATCAACGCCCGGGTGAAGAAGGGCGTGTTCCGCTTCGCCAATTCCGCGGGCGGCGACGAGATCACCAAGGCGGAGATCGGCGACAATTGCTACATCGTCGATGACCAGACCGTCGCCAAGACGTCCGATACCGGCGCCCGGTCGATTGCCGGCCGTATCGAGCAGGTCGACAGCCAGGGCGTCTGGGTGCGCCTCGGATCGTCGCTGCTGGCCGCGCCGGGCGGCGCGCTGCTGGCCGCGAACAACCTCTCCGACCTCGGCTCGGCTGCGACCGCGCGCAACCAGCTCGGCGTCTACGAGAAGATGGGCACGCCCAGCTTTGTCATCGGCGCGGAGGGCGGCAACGCCATCAACGTCGCCATCCAGCTCAAGGACGCCGCCGGCAACGACCTGGCGGTGCGCGGCTCGGTGCTGGCCTACCTTTCCGACGATGCCAATGGCGACAGCGTTGCCGCGACGGCGCCGGACGGCAACGTGGCGATCGGTACCGACGGCGTGCTGCTCCCGGTCGTCGCCGACAAGGTCTTCCAGCTCGTCTCGGAGGCCGATGGCGACATCGACATCGATATCGGCGAGTCCGGTGCGGACACCTGGTACCTCATCCTGGTGATGCCGGACGGCCGCCTGGTCGCCTCCAACGCCATCACCTTCGCCTGATCCTGAAACCCGGAAAGGTCTCGCTCACATGATCATCAACTCCGCCAACCTCAACGCCATCAGGGTCGGCTTCAACACCTCCTACAAGCGGGGTTTGACGCAGGCGCAGACCCAGTACGGCCGCGTCGCCACGACGGTGCCGTCCGCGACCAAGGAGAACAAGTACGGCTGGCTCGGCAAGATGCCGAACATGCGCGAGTGGATCGGTCCGCGCCACATTCACGGCATCGCCGAGCACGACTACGCGATCAAGAACAAGCCGTTCGAGCTGACCATCGGCGTCGACCGCGACGACATCAAGGACGACAATCTCGGCGTCTACGACCCGCTGTTCGTGGAAATGGGCGAGAGTGTCGCGGCCCACCCCGATCTGCTGGTCTGGGAAGCGCTGAAGAACGGCTTCGCCGCCGAGTGCTATGACGGCCAGTACTTCTTCGACACCGACCATCCGGTGCTCGATGCCGATGGCAACGAGGTCTCCGTCGCCAATACCGACGGCGGCGCCGGCACGGCGTGGTTCCTGCTTTCGACCAAGCGCTCCCTGAAGCCGATCATCTTCCAGGAGCGCGAGAAGCCGATGTTCGTCGCCAAGGACAACCCGAACGACGAGAACGTCTTCCGCAACAAGCAGTTCGAGTATGGCACCGATGGCCGCTGGAACGTCGGCTACGGCTTCTGGCAGATGGCCTGGGGTTCGAAACAGACGCTCGACAAGGCGCATTACGCGACGGCGCGCGCAGCGATCATGGGCATGAAGGGCGACCACGGACGGCCGCTCGGCCTGACGCCCGATCTCCTGGTCGTGCCGCCCTCGCTCGAACAGCAGGGCCTGGAAATGCTGAAAGCCGAACGCGACGCGGCGGGCGCCACCAACGTCTATCGCGCCACGGCCGAGCTGCTCGTCGTTCCCTGGCTTGCCTGATCCCGATCCGGCCGCGCCCGGCGCGGCTGGAGCTCCCGCCGGCGCGTGGGGAGACACGCGCGCCGGCGGGTCTTCCGGAAGGGGCCACGCGGCCCTTTCCGCAAGACCCGACAGGAGACCCGAGGATGGACGATCTCACCCGTATCGACGGCATCGGCAAGGCCACGGCGAAGAAGCTGGCAGAGGCCGGCATCGACAGCTTCGACAAGCTCGCCCGCTTCGGCGAGTTCCCCGAGCTCGCCGACACGGTCGAGGTCAAGGTGGACTGGATCGAGAGGGCACGGGAGATCGCCCATGCGGAATCCGAACAGGCGCAACAGCAGGAAGAGGCGGCGCCTGAAGGCGGCGAAACGGACGATGGCAAACCAGGCGCCGGTGATGGTGGCGGTGAGCCCGCGAATGCCGAAGAAGCCGGCGACGGCAACGGCGCTGCTGGCGGCGATCAGGCTGGCGACGGCGGCGCTGCACAGGACATGAATTCGGAGGGGAAGCCGCTGAGCCCCGAGGTCGGACCCGAGGCCCATTCGCGAGACGGGGCGGGCCTCCCAGCGGACAGCCGGGCGGGAGACCGGCAGATGAATTCCACCAATGCACCCCAGAGCGAAGAGCACGGCGGGGCCGGCGATACGGCCGGTCCCGCACTGCCGCAGGGCGATGATGCCTACCCCGCGCTGTCGGCCGCGGCCGAAGCCTGGCGCGCTGCTGGCAACGAGCTGCCGCCGAAGACGGTCCGGATTACGTCCAGGCGCGACGGCTTCCGCCGCGCCGGCATCGCCCACACCAAGGAGCCCGCCGACCACCCCGCGCTGCGGTTCGGTCCCGACGATCTCGAGGCGCTGCTGTCGGAGCCGATGCTCACGGTGGAGTTCGTCTGATCATGAAGACCCTGACAAGCGATCAGGCTGAAGCACTTCTGGCGTTTTGCGAGTGCTTCGATCTGCTCACCACGGGCGCCTGGCAGCCCATCGAGGAGGCCATGCGCGAGGACTTCGGCATCGAAGACCCGGAGGCAGCCCTCGAAGAAGCGAAAGAGGCCCTGCGATGAACGAGAAGCACTCCGGTCTCCCCGTCTCCGGCGACCGCGCCCAGCCCGAAGAGGCCGTGGCCACGGTCAACGCCTCCAAGGAGATCGAGGAGCACGTGCTGCGCCTGATCGACGAGATCGGCGAGGACGAGACGCTCTATGCGGACAAGCGATGGCTGGCGCTCGGCCGCACCCAGATCGAGCTAGGCTTCATGGCCGTCAACCGCGCCGTGTTCCGGCCCGACCGGATTTCGCTCGCCGAAGAAGACGAGCCGATCGTCGAGACCGGCTGGGTGCTGGAACGCGCCGACAGCGATCCCTCGAGGCCTCTCTACTACGCGCCGGAAGGCGGACACGGCGAGATGTGGTCACACGACCACAATGACGCCCTGCGCTTTGCCCGCGAGATCGACGCCTCGCGCCAGGCCTATGCGCTCGGCATCCAGGTCCGCGTCTGCGAGCACGAGTGGGTGTCATGACCTGGGTTTTCATCTTCATGGCAGCTGTGACGTTCTTCGTGTTCGCCGGCCACGCGGCCCGGCGCAACGGCCATGCCATGGCCTACGCCTTCATCGTCTTCCTGCTGTGGGTAATCGCCGCCGCGTGGTGGGCGGGAGGCTTCGCCTGACATGCCCTACGCCACCAAGCAGGACCTGATCGATCGTTTCGGCGAGACCGAGCTCAAGCAGCTCACGGACCGGACCAACGTGCCGCCGACGACGATCGACGACACGGTGGTGACGCGGGCGCTCGACGACGCCACCGCGCTGGCGGACGGCTATCTCGGCAAGAAATACGCCCTGCCGCTCTCGGTGACGCCGCCCGTTCTGACCAAGCTGGTGGCCGACGTGGCGCGCTACTACCTACACGGCAAGCGGGCCGAGAAGGATGGCCCGGTGGCGATCGCCTACAAGGAAGCGGTCGCCTGGCTGCGGGACGTCTCCAACGGCCTCGTCCAGCTCGACGCGGACGGCGTGGCGCCGTCGCAGGCCGGCGGCGGCTCGGTCAAGGCCACGGCGCCCGGCCGCGTCTTCACCCGCGACAGCCTGAAGGGCGCCTGAGACATGGCCGGCGCGGGCATCCAGATCAGGGTCAACGACGAGGAAGTGCTCTCGGGGCTGGCGGCCGTCGACCGCGTCGCCGACGATCCCTCGGCGATCATGGCTGAGATCGCGGCCTTCATGGTGACCGCGACCCAGCGCCACATCGAGCAGGAGCGCGGACCGGACGGTCCCTGGCCGCGACTGTCGCCGCGCACCGCCAACCGCCGCATCGGCAACCGCCGGCGCGGCCACGACAACATCCTGCGGGTGTCGGGCCGGCTCTACCAGAGCATCACGGAAGACAGCGGCCGCGACTACGCCGCCGCCGGCACCAACCTGGTCTACGGCCCGGCGCACCAGCTCGGCGCGACGATCCAGATGCCCGGCCGGGAACAGGACATCCACCTGTCGACCGGCCGGGGCCGCCGTCGCTTCGTCAAGCGCCGTCTGAAGCGCAAGGAGACCAGGCGCGTCACGGTGGGCGCCCACACCATCACCATCCCGCCCAGGCCGTACCTCTATCTCAACGAGGCCGACCGGGCCGAGATCCTCGACATCGCCGCCGATGGCATCCGGCGCGAAAGCGGAGGCGCGGTCGAATGAGCATCGTCGACCAGGTCATCGCCCGGCTGAACGCCATCGACCCGGCGGTCTTTTCCATCGTCGGCGGCGCCATCGACTTCTCGGCGATCGACGACGTGCCGACCGCGACGCCGGCCGCCTACGTGCTGATCGAGGAGGAAGCGAGCGATCCCAGCGAGCGCGCGACCGGGCCGGTGCTGCAGCGCTGCGAGGCGGACGTCGCGGTCATCATCATCGCCGGCAATATCTCCGACCTGGCGGGCGGCGCGGCGGCCGGCGACCTGGAGGCGCTCAAGACGGCGGTCCGCGGCGCCCTGGTCGGCTTCGTGCCCGACGCCGAGACCGGCGAGCATCTGGAACATATCGGCGCCAACCTGCTGAAGGCCAGAGGCGGCTGTGTCTGGCACCGCGAGCTCTTCGGCATCGGAACCTACATCGAGGAGCAAAGCTGATGGCCGACAAGCCTTACACCGAGCGGACCGGCGGGCGTTACGTCCGCGACCCCGAAACCGGCCGGCGCGAGCGCGCCGACGAAAGCAAGCCGACGCCGGCGGAACCCGCCGCGTCGAAGAGGGACGAGTCGGCCGAGGCCGGGAAAGGTAGGAAGTCATGAGCAAGCGGTATTGGCGCAAGCTCGCACTGCTGGCCAAGATCGAGGGCACCTACGGAACGGATTCGACCCCGGCCGGTGCCACCGACGCCGTCCAGGCGATCGACGTGCAGTTCACGCCGATGGAGGGCGGCGAGGAGAACCGCGACCTGCTGCTGCCCTATCTCGGCCACCAGGGCGTGATCCTGACCGGCCTGCACGGCCGGCTGGAATTCTCGGTCGAGGTCGCGGGCGCCGGCGGCGCCGGCGACGTGCCGAAATACGGCTCGCTGCTTCGCGCCTGCGGCTTCTCCGAGACGATATCGGCCGGCGTCGACGTCGCCTACGAGCCGGTCTCGGCCGGCCAGGAATCGGTTTCGATCTACTACAACCGCGACGGCGTCCGGCACGTCCTGCTCGGCACGCGCGGCAACGTCACCATGGAGTTCACGCCGCAGCGCATTCCCCGCTTCCGGTTCACCATGATGGGTCTGCACGGAACCGTTGCGGACCAGGCGCTGCCTTCGGTGACCCTGTCCGGCTTTCAGCAGCCGGTGGTCGTATCGAAGGCAAACACGACCTTCGCCCTTCACGGCTATTCCGGCCCGACCGAGAACGTGTCGATCGACGTGGGCAACCAGGTGGAGACGCGGCTCCTGATCGGCTCCGACGCGGTCGAGATTACGGACCGCCTGTCTACCGGCTCGGCGGTGATCGAGGCGGCACTGCTGGCCACCCAGAACTGGGACCAGATCGCCAAGGCGCACACCGCGGCCGCCCTCCAGCTCGTCCATGGCACGGTCGCCGGCAACATCGTCCAGGTCGACGCGCCGAAGGCGCAGATCGGGCGGTACAGCGAAGGCCAGACGCAGGGGATCATGAACAACACGCTGCCGCTGATGCTGAAGCCGGACAGCGGCAATGACGAGCTCGTCATCACCGTGAAATGAGCCTTCGGCGGAGCGGCCGACCGCGCCCGTGAACCCACGTCGAAGGCGGCTCAAGCCGCCTTCACGCAATCCGGAAAGGGAGACCATGACCAAGTTCGTTCTGACGGAAGAGTATCGCTACTGGTGGCCGATCGAGGTCAAGCTGCCCGACCCCGACCGCGCCGGCGAATTCGTCACCCAGAAATTCAAGATGGAATTCCTGGCCATGCCCTCCGACGAGGCGCGTGCACTCACCAAGGAGATCGACGCGCTGCCGGCCGAACAGCGGGAGGAGCGCGAGCACGAGCACCTCATGCGGGTTGCCCGCAACTGGAACGAGGACGTGGTCGACGCCGACAAGAAGCCGGTGCGCTTCTCGAAGGAGGCGCTGGCACAGGCGCTGCGCTTTCCGTGGTTCCGGGCCGCCGTCTACCGCGGCTACACGCGGTCGCTGGTTGGCGACGAGGCCCGAAAGGGAAACTGAGGGAGGCCGCGCGCGCCTGGGCGCTCGGCCAGTCGGGAAAGACCGATCCGTCCAAGCCGGTCACGCTGGACGCTTCGGATGTCCAGGAGTTCGCGGAGCTCGGCGTCACCTTTGCCGGCGAGATCGAGGAGAAGGACGAGGATGCCTGCGCGGTGTGGGACACCAACTGGAAGAGCGTCGAGACCTTCCTCGACTGCGCCACGCAGTGGCGGGTCGCGGCCGGCTTCGGTGCCGTGGCCCGGCTCGGCCTCGACTATGCCGGCGTCGACGCTCTCCTGCGCCGCCGCGGCCTCTCGGACCAGGTGTTCGAGGATCTGTGCGTGATGGAGCGCGCGGCGCTGAAAGCGTTAGGCGAGAGTGAGGGCAGTTCGTGATGTCGTCACGGCCGCACCACTCGCTGTCGCTCGTTGGCCTCCCGACGGGGCGCCGGAAAACCGGCGGGCCGCGCTTGCGGCCTCGCGCTGCCGGAGGCATTGCGTAGATGGCCCCTCTCAACCTCTCCATGATGGTGACGGCCAACGCCAAGGGCGTGAAGCCGGCGACGGCCGAGGGCTGCGACGAGGTCCGCAGCATCGGCGAAGCCGCCGCGCAGACGGCCGCCGAGACCAAGATGCTGGCGGCCGCCAACGACGAGGCGGTCAGGGCGTACCGGGCCGCCACCGCCGCCGCCCAGGGCCAGACCGCGGCCGAGCGGGAGCTGCGCGCCGCGATCGACCAGCGGCTCGGCATAGGCCGGAACGTGGCCAGGATCGGCGATCCCTTCGATGGCAACGCGACCAGGGCGGCCGATATCGAGGCCTACGGGCAGAAGCTCGACGCGCTCAGGGCCAAATACAACCCGCTCTACGCCGAGGTGTCGCGCTACAAGATGATGCAGGCCGAGATCCGCGAGGCACACCGCCTCGGCGCCATATCGGCCGACGAGATGACCGCCGCGCTCGACCGCGAGCGCACGGCGGCGCTGCAGACGATCGGCGCGCTCAAGGGCCGCGGCGCGGCCATGAACGACAATTTCGCCCTTGGCGGCAACCGATTTCACTCCACCAACCTCATGTTCCAGGCGCAGGATATCGCCATGATGTCCCTGATGGGACAGGCGCCGATGGCGGTCGGTCTCCAGCAGGGCATGCAGGTCGCCGGCATTTTCCAGCAGATGGGCGGCGGCACCAACGCGGTGCGGGCGCTCGGTGCTGCGTTCGGCGCCCTGATCAATCCGGTCACGCTGGCGACGGTCGGTATCACCGCCGCGGGCGCCGCCGCCGTACAGTACTTCATGAGCGCCGGCGAAGAGGCGCGGACGCTCGACGACATCCTGGAGGAGCACGAGGCGAACATCCGCCGCCTCGGCCCGGCCTACGAGGCCATCCACAAACGGCAGATGCAGTTTGCCACGGATTCGATCGAGGTGGTGGAGCTGCTCAACGAAGCGCTGCGCGAGAACGTGCTGGCGAAGGTGGAGGATGAGACGGCAGCGGCGCTGAAGGGCGTCATGTCGAGCTTCATCAATGAGATCGGCCTGGAGGTGACGACTGTCGAGGAGCGCTTCCAGCCCTTCATCCAGATCATCGGCCGCCTGCAGCAGTCAATCGCGGAAGGCACCCCCGACTTCCAGCGCTTCAACAGCGAAATCGCCACGCTGACCGCTGCGCGCCCCGAGCTCGAAGGCGCCGGCCGGGAACTGATCACGATGTTCACGGACGCCCAGGCGGCGGCCTCGGCGCTGCCGAATGTGGGCAAGGATATCGACGCTGTCGGGTTGGCGTTCGGGCGGGTCAATGAAGCGATAGCGCGGTTCGATCCGTACGATCTTGGCGGCCGCTACTCCGACATCGAGGAGGAATTAGCCACGCTGCAGAAGCGGGCCGTCTCCGGCGAGCTGTCGATCGACGATCTCAACGACTCGATCGATGCTATGTCGCGAATGAACCCGGATCTGTCGGCCGCGATCGGAGAGATCGGCCGGCTGATAAGAGCACTCGCCGAAGCTCGGCGGCAGGCGGACAGGCTGGCGAACACGACGCCGAAAACGCACCGGCTGGGCGCCATGGACGCTCTCGCGGAGGATTTCGACCGCCAGCTCAATCTGGCGCTGCGCATGGGCGATCTGGGCGAGACGCTGGGCGTGGGCAAGGTCGACAAGGATGCTACCAGCGCCGCGAACGCCTATCGCGACCTGGTCAAGTCAGCCCGCGACCGCATCGCGCAACTCAAGACCGAGATCGACCTGGTCGGCAAGGCCGGGGCCGAGGCGGAGCGGCTCCGCTTCGAGCAGCAGCTGCTCGCCGACGCCTTCGACAAGGGCCGCTCGATCGGCCGCGAGCAGCGGCGGGAGATCGCCGCCATGGCCGAGGAGTATGGCCGGCTCACCGAGGCGCTGTCCAAGGCGCAGCTCGCCGAGGACCTGATGTTCGAGCGCGAGCAGATATTCCGCTCGCCAGTCGATCGCGAGATCGCCGACATGCTGCGCTCGGCCGGTCTCGAGGTCGACCTCGACGGTTACCACGCCGGGCTGGCGCGCGTGAACATCGAGCTGCGGCGTACCCAGCAGCTGCACCTAGAGTTGATTGACGGCGGCATTTCCGACCTGCGCCGCGCGTTGCGCGACGGCAGGCTGGAGTGGGAGGAGCTCGGCGATATCGCCGTCAACGCGCTCGACCGGATCATCGCCAAGCTGCAGGACGATCTGATGAACGCGCTGTCCGGCCTGAGCGGCGGCAGGGGCGGCAGCATTCTCTCCTGGATTGGGCGTCTGTTTGGCTTCGGAGGCGGCAGTTCGCGGCTGAATTACTTTCCGCCTCCGCCCTCGATCGGAGTCGGCCTGTTCCATGACGGCCGCTATCCGGGCCAGCCGGGCGGCAGCCGCGACGCCGACCCGGCCTGGTTCATCGGCGCTCCGCGCTACCACGCCGGCCGCATTCCCGGCCTCGCGCCCGACGAGGAGGCGGCGATCGTACGCCGCGACGAGCCGATCTTCCGCTCCATGGAGCACGCCCGGCAGGTCGTGGGAGCCATGAACGACAATGGCGGCGGCCGGCTCACCACGGTGCGGCTGATCGTCGAGGCCCAGGAAGGGCCCATGCTGCGGCCCACCATCCGCGCCGAAGCCGACGACGCGGCGGTGCAGGTGGTGACCGAATATCACCGCTCGCGCGAGAACCTGCGCGAAAACGGCGGAGCGGGCTGATGGCGGCGCCGATCGAACTGCCGGACATCGTCGGCTGGGAGGAGGTCGAATTCGACCCCGTCGCGGTCAAGGACACGGAGCGCATGGAGGGCCGGCGCACCGAAACCGTGCGCCACGGCGCCACCTGGTGGAAGGCGCGCTACCGGACGGGCTTTCTCGACTTCCGGGATTTCGGGCGCATGGATGCCTTCATGATGAAGGTCGACGGCGACGGGGACCTGTTCCGCGCTTATGACGTGTTCCGCCCGCGACCGATGGCGCACGACAACGGACAGCCGCTTTCCGGCACCAAGGCCGGCGGCGGCGCCTTCAACGGGACGGCGACGCTCTCGGCGATCACCAACAGCCGCACCGTCACCGTTTCCGGGCTGCCGGCCGGATTCGAGTTGCGCGACGGCGACTATGTCGAGTTCCGCATGTCGGCCACGAAGCTGTCGCTTCACCGGGTCGGGGCCGACGCGGTGGCCAACGGCTCCGGCGTCGTCACGCTGTCGATCCGCTACGGGCTCGACACGCAGAACTTCACCACCGCCGCGATCGTCAATTTCGAGAAGCCGTCCTGCCTGATGGAGCTCGATGCCGGCAGCTATGACGGAAAGAAGGCGCGCCGCACGCGCCGGCCGAGCTTCGCGGCCACCGAGATGTTTCCGGGGAGCTGAATGATGAGCCTCGATCCCGCCGTCGAAGAGCTGCTGGAAAATGGCGACCTTGTCGGCCTCGACCTGATCCGCTTCGACCTGCCGGGCAATCCTGTGGGCTATCATCGCGGCGGCCGGCCCTACACCTATAACGGTCTGACCTACCTGCCCAACCGGTATCTCGATATCGGCGAGATGAGCCAGGCGCTCGGCGTCGAGGTGACGCGGCGCACGATCCGCTTTTCCAACGTGCCGACCTCCGACCCCGACGACGCGATCGCCCAGCTGGAGAACCATGACTACACCAATGCGCCGGTCATCGTCACGCACCTGGCCGGCGTGCCCGGCACGGACACCGTGGCCGGCATCCTCGCCTCCTCGATCTACGAAGTGGACGATGTCCGCTACGTCACCGGGGCTGTGAACGAGCGGGGCGAGCGCTCGCTGACGATCGAGATCGATATCGAGCCACCCGGCCGGTCCGCGCGCGGTACGACGGGCGTGAAGCGCAGCGACGCCGAGCACCAATACGACAATGGCGACGGCGACACGGCCCTGGAATATGCCGCGATCGGCGGCTCGGAAGTCGAGGAATGGGGGCAGCGCGTTGACTGAGGCCCGCCCCGCCATGGCCGGCTTCGAGCGGTACCGGACCGTGTCGGCGGTGCTCCTCGAGGAGCTGTCGAAACCCTATGAATACGGCGTCGCCGATTGCTTCATGCTGGGCTGCCGCGTCGCCGACGCCCTGGACGGGACGCTGGGGCTGGCCGCGCTCTATGGCGGCGCCTACTCGACCCTGACGGGCGCGCAGCGCGCATTGCGCCGGCATGGCTTCAAGTCCCTGGCCGAGCTGTTCGGCAGCCACCTGCCGCCGGTCGCGCCGGCCGCCGCGCAGACGGGCGATCTCGCCATCCTGCGGCTCTCCGATGGCGACCATGTCGGCGTCATCGCCTATGCAGCCGTCGTCACCAAGACCGAGCGCGGGCGGTCGAGCCACCCTGTCGCGGCGGCGGTCGCGGCGTTCCGGACGGGTGGCGGCTGATGGCCATCTTCAGCGCCATAGGAACCGCTATCGCCGGCGTCCTGTTCGCCGGCTCAAGCCTGGCTGCGACGATCATCGCCGGGGTGCTGGCGTTCGGCACGCAGCTGCTTGTCGGCTATTTCACGCGGCGCGAGACGCAGAAGCGCGCCTATACGGCGGTCCAGGGCGAGATACGTTTCGGCGGCGACGTCCCGGTCGACACGATCTATGGCATCGGCGCGGTGGCCGGCCACAGGCTCGGTTATTTCAAGTGGGGCGAGGGCAACAAGTACAATGCCGAGGTGTTCGCGCTAGCCAATGGCTGGTGCGACGGCCTGGAGCCGGAGATCTATTTCTACGGCGAGAAGCACGCGCTGGTGTCGCGCGCCATCATCGGCAACGAAGCGGCGCATTATGGCGTCGACGGTTTCGACGACCTGATCTCGATCCGCTTCTATGACGGCCGACCGGGCCAGGGACCGGACACGAAGCTGGTCAGCGACACCGCATCGCTCGGCCGCACCTGGAAATCGACCAGCGTCGCCAACGGCCTGACCTATGTGGTGGTCGAGCGGGAGTGGAGCGCGGAGAAGTTCGACAAAGGCCGGCCGGACTTCCTGTTCGTGCTGCGCGGCCTGCGCGAATACGACCCGCGCAAGGATTCGACCGTCGCCGGCGGCGCCGGCAGCCACCGTGTCGACGATCCCGCCACCTGGGAGCACACGCTGAACCCGGCGCTGCACCGCTTCAACTATCAGCTGGGGCTCAAGGGGCTCGTCTCCGGCCGCACCCTGATCGGCGAAGGCAAGACGATCGGCCAGCTCGATCTGGGCTCCTATTTCGCGTCGATGAACGCCTGCGACGCGCTGCGCTCGGACGGCAAGAAGATCTACCAATGCTCGCTCCATGTCGGCGCCGACGACGATCACACCGAGGTGCTGAAGGAGTTCGACGACGCCATGTGCGGCTACGGGCTCAACCGGCGCGGCCTTTCCGGCGTCATCGCCGGCGCGCCGCAGATACCTGTCGCCGCGATCACCGAGGATGACATTCCGCTCGGTAGGCCCCGCCGGGTGAAGCACCGCAAGCGGGCATTCCAGCTCTACAATGTGATGTCGGGGCAATTCACCTCGCCGGAAAGCCATTGGCGGGCCGAAAGCCTCAAGACGGTGCGCGTCAACGCCGACGTGGCGGCGGACGGCCGCGTGCGCCAGCTCGGCTACGACTATCGCCAGGTGACCGATCCCGACATCGCGCGATACTGCCTCAACGTCCGCTACCGCCAGAACCGCAAGGGCGGCTCGGCCGAGCTGCCCGTGTCGCGGCGTCTCGGCTTCCAGATCGAGGAAGGCAACTGGGTCACCTATCTCGGCAAGACCTGGCTGGTGACGGGATGGAATCTCGACAACCGCATGCGGGTGCGCCTCGCCCTTGCCGAGACGGCCGACGACGTCTTCGACGAGGCGGGGATCGATCCGGGCCCGATCGTCATTCCGCCCGCCGTGCCGGTCAATCCGTCTTTGCTGACCACGGTGCAGAACTTCGGCGCCGAGGCCGGGTTCATCGCCGGCGGCAACGGCGCCGACGAGCCGGCACTGCGATTCACCTGGGACCCGCCCAACGACCCGACGATCGTGGCCGTGCGCTTCTTCTACCAGATCGATGGGCTGCCGACCGTCTACCGCGACCAGTCCATCGATCCCGAGAGCGGCGAGCACTACACAACGCTGAACGTGGTCGGCGGCCGCGTCTATATCGCCCGCGCCACGATCACCACCGTGCCGGACCGGCTGAAGACCTTCACGCCCTACGTCACCACGGCGAACGCGACCGACCATCTGAAAGTCATCCTCGAACAGCTTCAGCAGGCATTGCGGGAAGAGCTGTAGCGACGGGAGATCAAGACCGACGCGCTGATCGCCGCGCTCAAGCGCCAGATCGTCAACATCGCGGCCTTCGATGCCGAGGACGTGGTGGCGCGCGACCAGCTGGAGAAGGCGAACGAGCGGGCGCATGCGCGGGTGACGCAGGAGACGGCGCTCCGCGTGGCGGCCGACGAGGCGTTCGCGCAGCAGCTGACAACCGTGGAGACCTCGCTCGACGCCGCCGAGCAGGACATTTCCGCCAACGCCCAGGCGATCTCGTCGCTGCAAACCTCGGTATCGATTCAGGGCAACCAGATCACCGCAAATTCGCAGGCGATCACGGCCGCGCAAGCCGATATCGCCGATCTCGAAAATGACGTTTCCGGCAATGCCAGCGCGATCTCCTCGCTGTCGGCGACGGTCACCGCTCAGGGCGGCCAGATATCGGCCAACGCCGACGCCATCTCGGTCGTGGAGGCGACGACGAATTACGGCACCGCCCAGGGCCTCATGGGCTGGTCGGCGGTCTCCGCTCCCGGCGGCGTCGCCGCACGGTTCCAGCTGGCCGGCCGCGTGACGACAGGTGGCGGAAATGTGTTCGCCGGCATGTGGCTGGATCTGCTCTCGGGCGGCGGCTCGCGCCTCTTGATGAAGGTCGACGAGTTCCTCCTCACGAACGGCGCGGTCAACGGCACGCCGTTCCGCTATGTCAACAGCATCCTGCAACTCGCGGTTGCGCATATCGGCACCGTCGAGGCCGGGATCGTCCGCTCTGCGGACGGCAAGGTCAATTTCGACCTGTCCAATTCCCGGCTCGTCATGGCGGACAACAGCTGATGGCCAACCGGGTGCTGATAGGGCTCTACCAGGCCAATGACTGGCGGCTGAGGATCTCCGCGCCCGGCTTCAACGTGCTCGGGTCGCTGTCGAAGAACCAGCTGTATTTCGATTCCGCCTGGCCGAAGGCGCTCAACGTCTTCCTCAAGGGCTCGTTCAGCTTCCCGCGGCAGAACGGCGGCACGACCTACAGCGCCGTCTCGTGGCCCGATCTGGGCTATGTGCCGCCTGCGCTCACCTATGCGCTCGGTTTCAACGGCGCCGCCTCGCATCCCATGCACGTGGTCGCCCCGATCATCAAGTCGAACGGCATCGACCTCTTCTTCGAGCAGACCTACCAGCAGAACGAGGGGCTGTTCACCGTCTACTATATCGTCCTGCGCGGCGCGGAGGGGCAGTCATGAGCAACCGCCTGCTGCTCGGCCTTCACAACGGCAGCTACCGGTTCCGGGTCTCCAAGCCGGGCCACGACGTGTTGAGCGCCGACTGGCCCAACCTGCTGTTTTCGGAGGAACAGGGCGTTGTGCGCCTTCTCCAGAGCGGCACGGTCCAGCTGCAGTGGGAAGACGACGTGATCGGCGCCACCGGCGTGGTGAACTTCGTGCAGACGCTGTTCCAGCCCTATCTCCACTGGAGCTATTCGCAGGACGGCGGCGCGACCTATGCCTATCCCGGCAACGTGTTCGCCGACAACAACCCGAACCCCACCAACACCGCCTTCGTGCATGTGCGCGAATTCACCAACAGCTACGTGAAGTTCCAGCGCCCGCCGTCGTCGCCGGCCGGCGACCTGGTCCGCTACGTCGTGTTCGCGGAGGCGTTCTGATGGCCAATCGCGTGCTCCTCGAAACCGGCGCCCTGCGCATATCCAAGCCGGGCATCGACGTCCTGTCGACCACCGACGACAGGGATCTCGTTTTCGATGCCGCCCGCAGGGCCGGCTACGCGGTGATGGCCGGTTCCTTCCAGATCAGCGGGCAAGGAACCCACACCGTCAATTTCGGCCAGACGCTGCCGGCGCCGCCCTTCGTCACCTTCATCTACACGAGAAACGGCCAGTGGAGGATGCCGAATGCCCGCTACTACGTGGAGAACGGGCATTGGCTCGGGCTCTTCTATGGGGCGGGAGTGATCGCCGGGGCCGCCTCGGCCCTGTTCTGGAAGGCCTTCGGCGGCACCGACACCTTCCGATACACGATCTGGTCTCTGGACATGTAAGCCATGCGATACCTTGTTCACCACGACGCCGAAGGGCGCATCACAGCCACCGTCAACGACCCGGTTCCGCCCGAATATCTGGAAATGTGCGACGAGCGCGGCCTCGCCTACGTGCTGTGCGAGGGCGACGTCGCACCGGTCACCATCTACGACGACACGATGGTCAGGAACGGCAAGCTGGCCAGGCGGCCGAGCTGCCCGGCCAGGATCCAGATCGAGGGCCGCCGCGTCACCATGTCAAAGGTGCCGCGCGGTTCCCGATGCCTGGTCGAGATCGAGGGGACCGAGATGCCCTTGGAGGAAAAAAGCGTCGAAGTGGACGAGCCGGGCCCGTTGCGCATCGTCATCCGCCCGCCCTGGCCCTACCGGGAGATCAGTCATGACCTTGAAATTGAGTAGGCTGGCGATCCGCCGCGATCGCGCGCTCGACCAGGCGGACCGGCATTTCGCGGCGCTCCTGACCGACGTGATCGGTCCCTTCGCCGAGGTTCACCGAATGAAGCGCGAGCAGGCCGAGGCCGGCGGCGGCAGCCTCATCGCCGACGAGGCGGAGCGCCAGGCCGTGCTGGAAAAGGCGGCGGACCAGGCGGCGCGACTGACGGAGATCGAAACCCGCCGCATGGCCGCCAAGCGCGCCATTCGCGCGGCCGGCTCCAAAGAGGAAATCGCGGCAATAGTCGAGGGGCTTGAATGAGCGTCTACGGTCCACCCTACTCAACCGGCACCGTCACGGTCGACACCGGCTCGAAGCTCCTTTCCGGCGCCGGCACGGCCTGGGACCTGGCCCTGATCGCCGGCGGGCTGATCGAGATCGACGGCGCCGGCATCGGCGGCGTCAGCATCGCGAGCGTGGAATCGGAAACCGCGGCGACGCTCGCATTCAACTGGCCTGGACCTCCGCTGGTCAACGTCAACTACCGGATCTGGCCCGTCGTGGCCCAGGCCGCCGACGCGATCGAGGCCAACGCCCACCTGGTGGACATCGCGCGCAAGCTGCGCGCCGGCATGCTGGCAATCCGGCCGAACGCCAACGGCACGCTCGCCCAGCGCGCCGCCTATGACGACGAGCCGCCGCCCTTCTTCTTCCTGCGCGACGGCGATGCCAGCCCGCCGGTCATGTATTCGAAGCTGTCGGCGGCGTCGGGCGACTGGTCGGCCGGCTGGACGGTGAAAGGCGACAAGGGCGATGAAGGCAATCCGGGCACCGGCGACGCCTACGACATCATCGTCGACGATCCCGGCAAGCCGGGCTCCGGCGAGGAGCTGCTCGTCCACAAATTCGCCAATGCGGTGTCCTTCGGCGCCGACATGGCGGGCTCGCAGGTCTATGTTCCGCCTGCCGCCCTGCCGACGGACCCAGCGATCTATTCCTTCACCAAGAACGGCATCGAGTTCGCGACGCTGACCATCGCCATCGATGGCACGCCGACCTTCACCGGCACGACCGTGTTCCAGGCCGGCGACGTGCTGCGCGTGATTGCCCCCGACCCGCGAGACGAAACCCTATCCGGCGTCAGCATGACGCTCGCCGGCAACCGAGCCTAGGAGAACCCGAAATGCCCGTAACCGTTGGCGTCTTCAATCACACGCCCAAGCTCTTCCTCAACCAGGAGGTCAATCTTTCCGCGATCAAGGCGCTGCTGCTCGACAACAATGCCAGCTTCGACGCCACCGACACGACGATCGACCAGGTGACCAACGGCACGTCCGGCAACGCGCCCGTGACGATCAGCATCGCCTCGCCCGGGGTCGTGACCTGGAACGGCCACGGACTTTCCGATGGCGACATGGTGCTGCTGACCACGACCGGCGCGCTACCGACCGGTCTCACCGCCGGCGGCGTCTACTTCGTGGTGAATTCCGACACCAACACCTTCCAGCTGGAGGCCACGGTGGGCGGCGGTGCGATCAATACGTCCGGTGGTCAGTCGGGTGTTCACACCGCCTTTCATATCGGCGACTACGAGGTCTCCGGCAATGGCTGGACGCCGGGCGGCGAGACGCTCGACAATGTGGCCGCCACCACCGTCACCACCAACGACGCCAATCTCGGCTCCGATGACGAGGAGGTGATCGCGACGGGCGGCGATATCGGGCCGGCCTATGCCAACGCCTTCTACGACGCGCTGACCGGCAAGGTGCTGAAATATGTCGATTACGGCCAGGCATGGACGGCCGGCGAGACGACGCCGTTCAAGCTGCGCATCCTGTCGGGGCTGTTCAACCTCGATTACACGCCCGCCTGATGCCGGCCTATGTCGCCATAGCCGAGGCGGCCATCGCCGACTTCCCGCGCTCGATCGGGGTGGAGATCTTCATCCCGGTCACGGCGCTGGTGCTGTCGGCGCCCGCAGAAGCGCCGGCCGCCGGCGCTGCCATTGCCGTACCGGTAACGGAAATCGTCCTCGATGCGCCGGCGCAGGGGGTTCAGGCTGGCGTGTCGATCAGCGTGCCGGTGTCGGCTTTCGTCTTCGGGGCCGCGCCGCAGGCTGCCGCAGGCGGCGCGGCGGTCGATATCCGCGCGCTTTACCCGTATGCGGTCGGCGCCGCGATCGCGGAAACGGCGATCGCGGGAATCGAGCCGACGGGTCACTTCAAGCGTGCGCCGAACCTGGTGTTGTCGGCCGCCATCAACGACGTGAAGGCCGGGGCCATGATTCCCGTTCCGGTCACCGTCTTCGACTTCACGGCGCTGGCCAATGCGCCGGCCGGGGGAACGCTGATCGACATTCCGCCCACGCAGCTTGTCATCTCCGCCGCGCTGAATGACGCCAAGGCTGGCGCCTCGATCGCGCCGCCGCCTGCCCAACTGACCCTTGAAGTGCCGGTCAACGACGTAAAGGCCGGCGTGCTGATCCGCGTACCGGTGACGGAAGTGACCTTCGGCGCTCCGCCCCAGGAGCTCGTGGCGCGCCGCCGCGCGGTCAAGAAACTCGCCATAGCAAGCTAGGATTGATCCCATGAAATATTTCGACAACGTCGGACAGACAACCGCAACAACGGGCCAGGGCGACGTGACCCTAGGTGCCGTGCTCGGCACCAATTTCTTCACCTTCGCCGAGCAGGGCGCGCAGGATGGCGACCCGGTTTACATCCGAATCGATGAAGCGGGCGACGTCGAGATCGCGCGGGCGACGCTCAATATCACGGCGGGAACCCTCAGCCGCGATGCCGTCCTGAGGTCCCGAATCGGCGGCGTTGCCGGCACGGCCAAGATGAATCTCGGCGGCGCGGCCCAGGTGCGGTGTATCGCGCCGAGCGAAGCGCTGTCCCTGCTTGCCGCCGGCCGAAACCGTGTAGTCAATCCCTGCATGCAGCACAGCCAGGAGAACGGGAACAGTGCGGGGACACAAGACGGTTACCACGCCGCCGACCAGTGGGAGGCTGTTCATTCCCATGATGGCGCAGTGTCGTTTGAACGTGTTGCTTCGGTAACACCAGCGGGTGCCCACTACAGATTGCGCCTCTCGGTCACTTCGGCGGATACGTCCATCGCGGCGGATCAGTATCAGCTCATCAGGCAAAAACTTGAAGCGTCGCGAATGAGGGATTTCCTCTTTGGGAGTGCAGATGCTCGTCCCGGCGTCATTCGCTTGGGATTGAAAGCTCCAGCTGGTACCTACGGTATCGCCATTGTCAACGCTGCGGTTAGTCGGTCCTTCGTCGCCGAAGTGACAATTGAAGCGGGTGAAGCCAACACCGATGTTGTGAAAACCGTCGCTTTCGCTGGCGACATAACCGGAACATGGGAAACTGGTGATGTGCTTGGGTGGATTTTGTCTATTTGCATTGCCGCAGGCAATACGTATCTTGGTTCTGCGGGCTGGCAGTCTGGGTACTATCTTGCAGGTGTCGGCCAGACTAACGGCCTCGCATCCAACAGTAACGTCTTTGAAATCTTCGATGTGGGCCTGCGGCTCGATCCTGATGGAGCTGGTGCCTACGGGCAGTTTGAAGTTTCCGATGACTACCCAGAACTGCTCCTATGCCAGCGGTATTGGCGCCGCGCGGGCAAGGGCGCGATTGGGGCGGCCACATCGTCATCGGCAGCTTCCTTTGGCGGGCCGATCGGCCATCCGAGGATGCGCACGACGCCCACAGCCTCCTTCATAGCGGGCCAGGGCTCCGATCTCGCGATCAACACGGGTGGTACCGCATTTACTTTCACCGGGTCCGATTCCGTCGGCGCTAATGACGGGCGCTTCTTTGCGCGTCGCTCCGGCACCAGCGGCCTGACGGCGGGCCAATGGCTGCTTGGCAACACCGATTTCGTAGCCCTGAATGCGAGGATGTAA